TTGACACAGAATACTCTTAGGAAAAGACATGGCAAAAGTAACAGGTTCATTTACGGGAACAGGATCTAGTCAGACGCTTCCCGGCAATTCTGAGGGCTCAGCCGGTCTGACCCTTAGTGGGTTTGGCGTAGGCACAGTTAACCTACAGTGGTCGTTTGATGGCGGCACTACTTGGACTACCCTCGCAGCTTATACAGCAGACGCAGATAAGGTAGTTCGAATGCCTTCAGATAACATACTGTACAGGCTTAACTGTTCAGCATATACCTCGGGCACGATAGTATACGGTTTAGCTAGCTAGTTAATATACAAATATGTCACACGATATAGAATCTGTTTATGACAAACTAAACGATCTCGATACACGAACAGCTATTATTGAGGCAGATTTCCAACGTGTCCGGGGGATGCGAAAGATTCTTCTTGGTTTATCTGCGGGGTTTCTTCTACAAGTAATTGTAGGAGCGGTTGGTTACGGGAGGCTAGTAGAAGCTGTTGATGCTTCAGATCATGTGGATTCTTTAGACTATCATCTTGAAAATCATCCTGATCAAAGTAATAATTTTGATAGGAGGCTTACACGTCTTGAGACATTAATGGAGATTGTTATTCAGCAGCAATCGCGTCTCTTGTCCATTTTAGACAGTCGTATTGGATCTTCTTCAAAAGACACTGGGAAGGAGAGCGATGGCTAAGCGATGGGTTCGCACGGATCGCAGTAATGCGGCAATCTCGTGTCTACCAAAGAACGGATCCACCTCGATCAAAACATGTCGAGGATTGGACAAGCATTACCTAACCCCCGAGGAGGCACTCAATCATCAGGTAAGGGTAGGTATTATAAGAGAGCCCTTAAGCAGGCTCTGGTCTATGTACAGGTTCCTCAAGAACCAGCACGAGACAGGAGCAAGTACGCTCCACAACGTCCCTACAAGCTCCTATGAGGCGTTCATTGATCATACCTTTATGTATCAAGACAATCATTGGAAGCTGCAGACAGAGCTATTAGAGACGAAAGAAGGGGTGTGGATACCCACAGTAATGTACAGGTTTGAATGGATAGACGAGTTCTGGCCTGACTACTTCGATGTGGCCCTCCCCAAGAAGAACAGTTCACCCGTATTCTATACGGTCAATGACTATAGGTTTGAAGAGCTGTTAACTAAATATCAGAGGGATATAGACCTCTGGGAATCTTTAGGAGACAAAGATGGACGAGCAACAACAGAGACAAGAGAAGGAAACAGAAGCGTTAGTTGATATGTTTGCAACCGAGGGATGGAAGATTTTCATGGCCTCGATTACAGAGATCGAAGAACTCTCTACTAAGTCAGCACCAGATAATGCTGCGACTAATGACCAATGGCAGTATGCTCGAGGAATGATCCACCAACTTAGGAAGATCATGAACTACGAGACCTTTATCAACCTAGCAGCGGAACAGGCTACGGCCCCCGAGCTGTTTGAGGAGGATCCTGATGTTGATATTATATGATTTTAAGTGTGACAAGTGTGGGGAGGTAGAAGAACTCCTCCTTCATATGCGTCATCGTAATGACCACCCTAATCACAAGTGCGGTGGGAGTATGACTCGGGTTATCTCCCCTGTCAGGAGTAACTTGGAAGGACTATCTGGTCACTTCCCTGATGCTGCTGATAAGTGGGCAAAGAGACACGAGAAGGCTGGACGACAGCCTAGTGAGACCCATCCGAAAGGGTGGAAATAACACGGACAAAGACTCCCATAGTCTCCGTTGTTTAACCCTAACCGAAAGGCGGTAATAGTATGGAAGAGGAAGTAGTAGTAGAAGAAGTAAGTTTGTTTGATGAAGGCGGGAAACCTGTAGATTTACCACAGGTCGCTGAAGAAGAAGCCCCAGTGGATGAAGCTCCAGCGTTTAAAGTTCCTGATAAATTCAAGGACAAATCAATGGAGGATGTAATCCAGTCTTACGTAAACCTCGAGCAGGAGTACGGCAATAAGTCTAATGAAGTGGGCGAGTTACGCAAACTCACAGATCAAATCCTCTTAAACCAAGCACAGGCACAGCAGGCTCCACAGCCTCAAGCTGTACCTGATAATGATGTAGGCTTCGCAGATTTTGTCGAAGATCCCGCTTCAGCGGTAGACAAGGCGTTACAGAAAAACCCCCGTTTACAGAAGCTTGAGCAGGAACTTGAAGCTAACGCAGCGGAGTTGAGTCGTAAGGCTCTTCTCCAGCGACACGAAGATGCAGATGCAGTAGTTGCCTCACCCGAGTTTATATCTTGGGCAAGTGAGGCTCCCGGTCGTTTACGTCTATTACAGGATGCTCATCAGAACAGAGATGTTGATGTTGCAGCAGACTTACTAGATATGTATAAGACTACCCGGAAGGTGGCTACTGAGAATGCAACAGAGGAGCGTGATGCTATAGCTAAGAGTGACCTGACCAAAGCCAAAGTAACTAAAGGTGGTGTTCCTGTTAGCACTAAGCCAGTATTTAGACGTAGTGAGTTGATCCAACTTAAGATCAGCAACCCTGCTAAATACCAGTCTATGATCGATGATATCCATGACGCCTACGCCGAAGGTAGAGTTAAATAACATAGGAGATATAACTCATGGTATGGCCAACAGACGCCGCAGGCGCACAAACCATCACCACAAATGCGGTATTTATTCCGGAGCTGTGGTCTGATGATGTAGTTGCGGCTTACAAGTCTAATCTTGTAATCGCAAATCTGGTTACTAAAATTAACCACAATGGTAAGAAAGGTGACACGATCCACATCCCGACTCCGGGCCGTGGTTCAGCGAACGTTAAGACAGCAACTGGTGTTGTCACCCTGAATACCGACACTGCGACAGATACTTCTCTGTCTATCGATAAGCACTATGAATACTCTCGTTTGATTACCGACCTCGCGGCCGTACAATCAATCGACAGCTATCGTGCCTTCTACACCAACGACGCGGGCTACGCTCTGGCAAAACAGGTTGATGACGATCTGTGGGCTCAGATGGAAGGTCTTCAAAGTGGTACTGTAGGTGGTACTGGTGCTGCTCTCTGGGAGACTGCCGTAATTGGTGGTGATGGTACTACTGCTTATAACGGTGCTACCTCTAACTCATCTACTCTGACTGATGCTGGTATTCGTAAGATGATCCAGACTCTCGACGATGCTGATGTACCCCAGACTGAGCGTTATCTCGCGATCCCCCCGGTAGAGCGTAACACTCTGATGGGTATCCAGCGTTTCACTGAAGAAGCATTCGTTGGTGAAGCTGGTCCGGGTAACACTATCCGTAACGGTATGATTGGAGACCTCTATGGTATCCAAGTGTACGTATCCTCTAATGCTCCTACTCCTCAGAGTGGCGACCGCATTGGTGCCTTGTTCCACAAGGATGCCCTTGCACACGTCGAGCAGATGAGTGTTCGTTCACAGACTCAGTACAAGCAAGAGTTCTTGGCTGACCTGTTCACTGCAGATACTATCTACGGTGTTGGTGAGCTTCGTAACACTGCTGGTATTGCGTTCGCAGTCGACGCTTAATGAATCGGGTGGGGCTCTTCGGGGCCCTGCCCATTCTTAATTCGGGAATATAGAATGGCGACATATACAGAAGTTATTAACTCAGTAATGAGACGGCTAAGGGAAGATACTGTCTCCTCTCCTACTGAAAGCGACTACTCTCAACTTATTGGCGAGTTTGTCAATGAGACTAAAAGAGAGGTAGAAGACGCTTGGAAGTGGACAGGACTACGCCAGACTATTCAAGTAACAACAGCAGCTAGTACTTCGCAGTATGCGGTTACTGGTGCGGGTAAGAGATTTAAGCTGCAGCATCCTACTAAGGGTGTGTACAACCTCACAGACACAACGTACTTGCTTAAGGCCCCGACAGCGTGGGCTAAGCAGGCTGCCATTGAGAACTCGACAATTCAGGCACCCCAGTACTATTACTTTGAGGGATACGACTCCAGCGGAGATCCTTACGTTAACTTTGTAGGTACTCCAGATGGCGTCTATACAATTAATTTTAACCTCGTTGTCCCCCAATCTGACCTTACCAATGGTTTAACGCAACTCACTGTCCCTTCTTGGCCTGTTATTCTTGGGGCGTATGCTAAGGCGATTGCAGAAAGGGGTGAGGATGATGGAAGAGCGCATGGTGAGGCGCTAGGTAAATACGCATCTGCAGTGTCAGATGCTATAGCTATTGATGTAAGTATCACTGAAGACGAAGATACTTGGTACGTTGAGTAATGCCTAAACGACTAGTACCACTAACAATAGGGGCTCCGGGTTTCCTCGGGCTCAATACACAACAAGAAGGTAGTATCCTACCTCCGGGTTGGGCCACAGTCTTAGATAATGCTGTCTATGACGATGTTGGCCGGATTGCCTCACGAAATGGCCACAAGCAGGTGAATGGTACAGTCATTACCAGCACCCCTACGGTGAGAGCAAGTCACGAGTATATAGATGGATCAGGTAATGTCCTTCATATTGTAGCTTGTGACAACAAGATTTACAAACAGGTTAGTGGTACGATGACAGATATCTCTGGCACTATCACTACTCCAACAGCTGACAGTTGGCAGTTTGTCAACTTCAACGGCTGGTGCGTAGGCTTTCAGGAAGGCCATGCACCCATAGCCCTTACAACAGTAGGCGGTAGTTTCGCTGATAGCGGGGGCACTCAGTATAATGGTGTTGCAGGGTTAGCAGCATACGGTAGGCTGTGGACCGTGTTAAATAACACGTTATACTACTCTGACCTACTTATAAACAACTTTACAGGGGGCTCGAGTGGTACATTTGACTTGGCTACTTACTGGCCGAATGGCATGGATGAAGTGACTGCTGTTATGGATTTTAATGGTATGTTGTTGGTGTTTGGTAAGCATAGTATCATTGTCTACGAGAGCCCGGATGACGTATCTAACATGGCTCTTGTTGAAAGTCTACATAGTATTGGTTGTGTGGCGCGTGACTCTATTCAAGTTATAGGTAATGATCTTGTCTTCCTCTCTGACGGAGGACTACGTTCTCTCAATCGTACTATAGTTCAAGGGCAGATGCCTCTCAGCGACTTCTCTAAGCACGTTCGAGATAGTCTCGTAGGAGATGTGGTAGCAGAGACGGCAGTACAGATCAAGTCAGTCTATAATGAAGAGGATGGCTTCTACCTCTTGAGTCTCCCGACCACCGGGAAGAGTTATTGTTTTGACTTGAAGTTCCCTAATGAGGATGGATCATGGAAGGCCTCAACATGGGACTATGGGCCCACAGCTCTTAACTACTCTCAAGCTAACACTATGTATCTAGCAGCTGAAGCAGGTTATATCTCCCAGTATACAGGTTGGGAGGATGGTGTAGACTCGGTAGGAGCAGGTGGCTCAGCATACAACTTTGATTACGAGGGCGTATGGAATGACTTAGGAGACGAGGTGGGCAATCTTATTAAGCTCCCCAAGCAAGTGAGCGTATTGGCAGCAGGTACAGCTGGAGGATCTGTCGTCTTCAAGTGGGCACTAGACTACTCCTCTACATTTAAGAATAGGTTGCTCGACTTTAGTTCGAACCAACCCGCTAGATTTGGTACTGCTCAGTTCAGTATATCTACCTTTGGTTCTAGCGGAGACTTCGAACGAGTTAGGAGCAACCTTGCTGGAACAGGACAAGTCATAAAGATAGGAATCCTTGCGTCTATATCGGAGAGTTCCTTCGCAGTACAGCGTATTGATGTACTATCTAAATTAGGAAAACTAGGGTTATAAGATGACAGATTACACAAATACTTACGGCGGTGCAGCTAAGGATGCGGGCGATGACATCATCTTGGGCGCTGACCTAGACACAGAATTTGATAACATTGTGACAGCTGTTGCCTCCAAAGCTAACACAGCTAAGGTAGAAGCAACAGGTGACACTGCTGCGGGTGACAATGCTGCAATGGGCTACACATCTACAGAGGGCCTTATCCTAACAGGCCAAGGCTCTAGCAACGACATTACACTGAAGAACGATGCTGATACTACAGTGATGAGTATTGCTACAGGTACTAAAACCGCCACGTTCGCGGGTGATATACTTCTCATCGACGCAGCAAGCCCAACGATCACTGTCACAGATACCACCAATAGTCTTACCACAACTCTACTATCTGATAATTCAGCAGGATATACTGGAACTACCTCGGCCCACCCCTACATCTTGCTGAGTAATAATACTACTGCTGTCACTATCGACAGTTCCCAAAACACCACGTTCGCGGGTACAATCACTGGCTCTGCTGGCAATGAGATAGACTCTGGACTGTTCGCTATTAAGGCAAGTGATGAGAGCGTATCATCTTCTACTACCTTACAGAATGATGACGACTTAGTTCTAACACTCTTAGCTAACTCAGTATATGAGGTTACAATCTCCCTTTTGATAACCAGTACATCATCCACCCCAGATGCCAAGATGCTCTGGAATGAGGCTGACGGTGAATGGGACGTCATACTTTTTAGGGGGTCTACTCAGTCCGCCCTTAATGAAACATCAGCGGAGCTTTCTCAAACTATTGTCGCCAATCAGACCACCTCTGTCTATGGGAATTTCCTAGTTCGTACTGGTGGGGCTGGAGGTGCTTTTCAGTTTCAATGGGCGCAGGATACTAGTGATGCCACAGCTACTACAGTGCAGACAGGTAGCTTTATGAAGGCAGTTCTGGTAGGCTAATGGATCAAGAACTAGTAACCCGTACCCCCGGTCAGCTACAAGTCAGGGGAAGGATCGAAGACCTAGAAGCCAGTATGAAGGTAGAGATTGAGGCTGGTAACATGGAGCAGACTATTGATGACTGTGCTGAAAACAATGACCAAGCAGATCACTTCTTTGCCAAGGACGTATATGCCCGTGGTTTGTGGATTCCTGCAGGGACTGTGGTTGTTGGTAAGCTCCATCGCGAGAGCCGTGTCTGCATCGTTGCATCGGGCAGTTGCACTTTTGTTAATGAGTTTGAACGACAAGTAGTACAGGCCCCTTGGGTAGGGGAGTTTAAAGCAGGTAGTAAGACTGCTGTCTGTGCCCATTCAGATACTTGCTGGATGGTTAGTCACGGTACAGATCGAATTTATCCTGATGAGTTTATAGAGGAGCTTGTATCTCCAGACCACGA